TTTTGCATCTATTGTTTCAGTATGTCCCTGGTCTAAAGCATACTGGAATAAACAAAAAATAGACATCTGCGAATGGCAAGAACAAATATATCCATTGGGTGATTATGTTGCCCGTGTTTATAAATTACCAAACGCAAGTGCCTACAAGTTGAACAAGTTGATGAAACAGTTCAACGAAGATAGACCCAAAGAAGAATGGTTGTATTCACATCCAAAGTTTGGAAGACATTCAACTCCAATACCAGTGTTGATACAACAAGATCATCAATTGCTAACTGACATAAGAAACAACATAAAAAAGAGATAGCAATTGATACTAAATACAATTATAATAAGTTAACCGTGTTTAACAAATAGGAGGACTCGTATGTCTAAAGAAGAAGCAAACACACAATCAAACGAACAATCAACTCAACCAACTCAACCTTTAACATTATTTGTAGATTCATTGGAATCAATTCCTGAATCATTACATTCACACTATGAACAAATGGAAGAAGGTTATAAACTAAACATCAAGAATGTAGTTCCATCTGCAAAGTTAGATGAGTTCAGAACCAACAACAGAAAACTAAACGCTGAACTAGAAGATCTAAGAAAACAGATGAGCTATGTTGATATGGATGAATACAACAGATTGAAAGATCAGTATTCAAAAGAAAAATCAAAAGGTTCAATACCTGAAACTGATGTTGAACAAACTTTAACCAAAAGAACTGCTGAAATGAAAGCAGAGTATGAAAAAAGGTTAGAAGAGTTGAACAATCAATATACATCAACAAACCAAAAGTTATCAACTGTCTTGATTGACAATCAAGTTCAATCAAGTGCAACCAAATACAATGTCAAAGCATCAGCAATGGAAGATGTTCTATTGAGAGCAAAAACTTCATTTGTTTTAGAAGAAGGTAAAGCCGTTGCCAAAGATGACAAAGGTGAAACAATTTACAATTCACAAGGTGAACCTTTGACAGTTGAAGAATGGGTTTCCAGATTACAAAAATCAGCTGGACACTTGTTTGAAGAGTCTACAGGCACAGGTGCGAGAGGACAAAGGAAAGTAGTCCAAACACAAAACCAAATGAGTGCATTAGACAAGATATCTCAAGGTTTGAAAAGATAACATAAATAACACTGAGATTACCGTAGTAATCAATTCTGGACGATCTGGAAAAATTAACTTCAACCATTAATAGGAGGATTATATAATGGCTAATTTAACAGGCGGTACAGACCTTACAGGTCTGACACAAGCGGCAAAACACTTCCAAAATCCAATTGCGGAAGGTGTTGCTGACACAATCGTAACTGTTGCTCCTTTTTACGAAGTGATTCCTTTCAGACCAATTGCAGGGCAATCAATCATCGTAAACCAAGATGCAACAGCAAATATGGTTAAGTTCGCGGCAGAAGGTTTAGATCTTGCTACAGACAGCACAGTTTCAAAACCAATGTCAACGACACAAAGAACTTTCACATTGAAAGCTCTATTAGGTCAAGCGAATGTAGACAGATTTTCACAAGCAGTTTCACCTGCAGGTGTAGATCAAATGGCTCTACAAGTAGCAAGTAAATCAAGAAACATCGCAAGAAAAGCCTACAAACAGGTGGCTCTAGGAACTACTTTAACAGGTGGTGACTCAGACGGTTTTGCTGGTGCTTACGAGATTGCTAACGACACAAACTCAAACGCAACATCAACAATAGACATTTCAGGTTCAAACCACGCAAATGTTTTTGCTCTTTTTGATGATATGAAAGATCTTGTGACATCAAAAGATGGTCAAGTAGACTTCATTATGTGTTCATCAGCAGTATTGAACATCTTCAAAAAAGCAGTAAGATCAGTTGGTGCAGGTTTTGACTACTTCACAAATCCAATTACGAATAGAACAGTTCTTGCTTATGAAGGAACACCTATCTACACAAACAACTACTTAAAAGATGTAGATATCTCAGGTGGTGCTTCAGGTACACAAGAGGCTCTTTTCGCAGGAAACTTTGAAGATGGTTCAAACAATGGTATCGCAATGATCTACCCAGATGGTACGCCAGCTGGTATTGATGTAAGAGCTTTAGGTGAATCAGAACTTTACAATGCTGACATTACTAGAGTCGCTATGTATACTGCATTAGCAGTTTACAACGACAAAGGTCTATCAGTAGGTAAAGCAACTGTTGCCTAATACTTTGTAAAACTAAACAATGAACAAGGGCCTTAATGGCCCTTGTTTTCTCTATAATCACTAAATACAAGTGAGGATCAAATTATATGGCTTTAACATTAATCACAACTGCAGGTGCAACAAATTCAAACTCATATGCCACAGTAGCTGAGGCAAACACTTACCACGATTCAATCAGAGAACAAGCAGATCAAACTTGGTCAGCATTACACGATGGCAAGAAAGAAAGACTTCTTGCTATGGCAACACGACTGATTGATGAACATTTTGTATTTTTAGGTTATAAGAAAAATCACGATCAAGCATTACATTGGCCAAGAGTAGGTGTGTTGAAAGATGGAAAATATTCACAGGCTTTGTTTGATCATTTAGACAGAGATACCATTCCAGATTTTGTAAAAAATGCAACAGCAGAATTTGCCAGAATATTACATTCAGAAGACACAACTGCTGATGATGATACTGCTGGATTCAAACAACTAATGGTCCAAGGTATCAGTTTGACAATGGATCAAAGTTCAAGAATATCAAAAGGTGTAATCAGATCAAGTGTGTTTTCAATGCTAAGAAAATATGGAGATTACATTCCATCATTGAATGCAGGATCAAGTGGTATAGGTCAAAATAGATTAGTAAGGAGTTAGTCCAATGGGATTAAGGTCTGCTATACAATCAGCAACAAATAGTGCTTTCAATGCCTTAGGTGATATACCTACATCAGTGACGTACACTCAAGTTTCATCAGGTGGATACAATGCCACAACAGGAGTCACAAGTGAGACAACACTTGAATTGACATTGACAGCATTGATCACAAAATATGAACAAGAAAATATAAATGCAGGTTTGGCACAGACAACAGACAGACAGATGTTGATACCTGGTAAAGATTTAACAATAACACCAAAGCCACAAGACAGAGTAAATTTTGATTCAAGAAATTATGAAGTTTATAAAGTTGAAAGAGATCCTGTGACAGCTTTATACAAATTGCATATAAGGGAAAGATAATATGGCTTTGACAATACCACAAGCATTGAAAAGAATTGACAGTATAATGAATCAAGTGCAAGAAGGTTTTACCAGTGATGGTAAAAAAACAGTTCAATCTAAAACACCAGTTGACACTGGTAAATTAAAAAGTGGTTGGCAAACAAGAGATGCAAAATTTGGTCGTGTGTCAGAAATAACAAATGATACACCATATGCAGGATTCATAGAAAATGGATCTGCAACAACAAGACCATCAAAGATGGCGGCTCAGACTGTTCAAAGTTTAAGAACTAGAGCAGATTCAATCGTCAGAAAGGCAGTGAAATAGATGACCTTTCAAACAGAGAGAGCCAGCATTGAACAGCGATTAGTTGACAACCTAACTGGAGTGCATATTCAATTTGATAATGTGCTTGGTTTGGTTGACAATGCTGGAACTACTGTGAACACACCAGAAGCATTAGACGAGTGGGTGGGCTTAACAATTTTAACCAATGATTCAGTTCAAGCTGAATTAGGTTCAAAGTTTTCAAGACAAGAAGGATTGATAAGTGTACAGGTATTTGTTAAATCAGGTACAGGAACACAAAGGGCTAGAGAAATAGCTGAATCAATTAGAACAATATATCATATAGTAAATTTTGGTGATATTACAACAAGAGCTTGTAGTATGACCGTGGTTGGTGAACAAGCTGGAGGTCAAGACGCTGATAACTTCTATCAGATCAATTTAGACATTCCGTATTTTCGTCATCAAGCATAAATAATAGTAGGAGAACAATACAATGGGAATACCAAGTGCAAGTTTAACAACAATAGCTATCAAGAAAGAATCAACTCTAGCAGGTTCAACAACAGATACAACAGCTAGTCTTAGAGTGACAGCTGAGAGTATCATTCCAGCAGTTTCAACAATAGCTTCAGAAGAGATTGATGCAACAAGAAATGTTTCTGATTTAAACAAGGTATCTTCACAAGCTGAAGGCGACATTGAATTTGAATTCTCAGCAGATGGTCCAACTGACGCATTGATAACATCAGTATTACAATCAGGTGGTTCAGGTGCAAATGATGTAGACAATATGACAGATAATACTACATATTTCAATGGTACGACTCAAACAAGTTATGCAATTGAAAAGAAAACATCAGATGGATCAACAAACTTCTTTCAACTATACCAAGGTATGGTTCCAGCATCATTAGAACTAACAGGTGAGTCAGGTTCATTTGTGACAGGCACAGTTGGATTTGTAGGTTCTAAAATTAATGCTATGTCAGGTAGTGCAACACTAACTTCTACATTGACAACAACTACACAACCATTTTCAACAGTACACGCAGACACAAACATTAAATTCAACACTGGTGCGTCATCAACAGCAATTGGTGATTATGCAGAATTGACTAATGTAGTTCCAACTGCTTTCTCATTAAATTTTGATAATGGTCTAAGAGCACAGACACAAATTGGTACAACTGATTTGGCAGGAATTGGTGCAGGTAGATTCACAGCAACAGGTTCGTTGACTGTGTATGCTAATCACACAGACTCACAAACATTATTCAACAACTACATCAACACAACAAGATTTGGTATGTGTGTTCAAATTGGTAATTCAGCAAACACTTACAGATTCTATATGCCAGAAGTTATCTTAACATCAGCCCAAGTTTTAGCAGGTGGTAATGATGAAGATGTGTTAATGGAACTTGAATTCCAAGCTGTTAAGACAACAGTTGGATCAGATGATTTCACAGTAGCTCTAATCAAAAATCAATCATAATAATACCATATAAATACTTGTCTAACAAACAAGGATTAGAAGTATGGATTTTACAAAACAATATGGATCAACAGATCCAAAAACAAATGCACAATGGGTTGAGCACGAAGGTGCAAGATTCTTTATTGCTCCAGCAAACAACATAGCCTTCAAAAACAAAACTCTTGAAATGTTCAAAATAAGTGAACTGCAAGGTGGAGGTTTGGATAAACTTACAGCAAAACAAGTGGTAGAAGTTGAATCAGAAATCAAAGCCCACACTATTTTATTAGATTGGGAAAAGGTTGAAAATCAAGGACAGACTTGTGGATACAGCAAAGAAAAAGCCAAAGAGATGTTAGTGAACTATGAACTATTCAGAAACTTTGTAGATGCTGAATCAATTAAGATAGCAACCAAAATTAAAAAAGTAGCAGACGACAAAAAAAAGTCTTAACCTCACTCACAAAGTGGATGGCAGAGTGGGGTCCGTATAGCAATATACCAGCCGTCCAAAGCAAAGCTCCTACATATCCAAAACATTTAGACATCTATGTAAGTGCTTATAACTCTTTGTCAAATGATAGGTTAAATACATCAGCAGGAGTTGGATTTATTCCATTTCCTTCAATTTTGCAATATTGTAAATGGTGTGGCATAAAGGATCAAGAAGAATTCATTGCTATTATCCAAGAAATGGATAGAGAGTATGTTTTAACTGCTCACAAACAGCAGGAGAAACAAATGAAGAAGGATACTAAAAAATGGCAACAGAAGTCGTAAATCTTAAAATAACCGTTGATAGTTCAGGTGCTGTAAATTCAGTCAATAAACTTAAAACAAACTTAGGTGGTGTCAATAAGAGTTTTGGCAACACAGGAACAGCAGGTGCGTTAGCTTTTTCAAGAGTAAAAGGTGCTATTGCTGGACTTGGTTTAGGTTTATTAATTAAAGAAGTAGCACAGACATCAGCTGAGTTTGAAGATTTACAATTGGCTTTGAATGCGGTCTTTGGTGGTGTAGAAGAAGGTGCCGCGGCATTTGATAGAGTAAAAGATATTGCAGGTAAACTACCCTTAGATATTGATCTAATCACGTCAGCATTTACACAATTAAAAGGTGCAGGTATTGAACCAACTGAAGAA